CTAATATCTGTTAGGATACTAGGCACCCACCTCCGAAGAGGGCGTGACTAAGTCACGTTTTCTCGGTCATGTACCGCTCTAATTCATGGATGAATAGAGCCTCAAGCCGAGGCACTGTTTTGTTCAGAACTGGGACCAATCTGTGTAGATTGGTAGAGATTGATGAGACAGAAGTCTCAACGTGCTCGTTTAATCCAGTTCTGGCCCATGTGGCATTAAGCCAGTGCGGATACCCGCCGTTTCCAGTTGTTTTCTTTTTCATCACCTCATAGAGACGATGAGAAGGTGTGTCGTGAGACACCAACTGGAACTTAAAGGTGTGATCCACACCACCCCAAAGCGTTCTCGGGACGAATCCCTTTAACCACAACCAAATTTGCTCGACTTCCTCATCGATAACAGAACTGAAGAGTTCTGAACCGATTCGGAGATCACCCCAATGACGCAGCTTGTTTGCCACGTCAATAAGGTCCGCAATTTTGCGAAGAGGTTTACGAACGTAGAAAGGAGTGATATCGACCCCGTTCCAATAATGACCACCACAACTTTCCCGGAAGGGACCGTCGGCATGAGACTTATCAGGATTTACCTGAAAGCCAAAATGTCTAAGGACTGAGGTAAGCAAAGATGCTATCTCGGTAGGTATGATGATGTCATCACCGTACACGGAGACGACTCCACGTGTTCCCGTAAAATAGGCAGTGGCCCGCGCAAGAACGTAAAAGAGCAAGCTCTCAAGTTCAAACGTAAAGCCATTACCCATTGAAGAGAACATATGGTTCCGATGTTCTTCACCATCAATGATGGTGACTTGACACCTAACAGCGTCAAGGAGGGTGAACCAGGTCACTGGAAGCATTTGAAAGACCAACTCTGTAGTAACAGAGTCGCTAGCACTGGACAAGTCCAATGTAGCGAGGGATCCATCAATTGAGCCTCTTAGTGCTAATGATCGGTTTATCGACTGATCATTAAGGTTTATCCCAGTCCGGCGTAGGCAAGCACGGAAGTGCTTACCTATTCCCTTCTGAATGAACATGTTCAGATCGGGCTCTTTACAAGCAACCCTATCTATATCGGTTTTCTTGGGCACAGTAAACATCACATTGCCTGGGACCAACTCGATTTGGATATTCGAGCTAGTCTGAGCGTTGATCCATCCCGGTACTTCATTGACAACAATGTCAGTAAAGTATTCGAGACATCTCTCCGTGACATGTGCTTTACCGTAGAACTTATTAGCCGGTTGGCTGTACGTTCTGGACCGACTCGTTGAAGAACCGCCTGAAAATGACCCGATAAGGGCATCGACAGGCGGGGACTCCCCGATGATATCCACTATGGTGGACGTGCAAAACTCCATGAACGATTTGATCGACACCCGAGGTAGAATTTGATATTCCTCGGGGGTTAAAATGAGTCGATCAGTTGTTGCCTCATTATCGCGCTCAGCCGAAAGCCATTTGTTAATGGCTCGCTGCCGGGTAACGTTAGGAGGATCCGTCTCATCTGAGACGAACTTAGAGAAGACTTCGGCTTTAAGGTAATCAGTTTTGACTGATGACCGGAGGCCTTGGAGCTTCTCCTGGAGTTGGTACGCTAGGTCGGACGGTAGATTCGGTTCGCGAAACATACGTTTCGCGAATCGGAGTTGGCGCTGATTCATGTGGTTGTCCAATCATGACAGGGCTCCTAACTGGAGCCATGAAGAAGAACGCCAGTAGTACAATGACGAAGGCAACGATCGAAACGACCGAGACCAACGTCAAGGATACTACGGTCGAGCTCCTGAACATTTCAGTACAGGTGCTCGAGGTCATCGATAACAGCGGCGGCAAGGCCTTCGCTGTTAGCGAGCAAGTCGGACAGCATCTTCCGAGCGTTCTTACGCTCCTGGGTGCTCGACGTGCCCTCGAACGACAACGTCACATCGGCATAAGCCGTGCGAACGATAGTCGGCGAAGTGACACCGTTGATAACCTCGCTCGCGATCACCGGAAGGGTGAGCTTGAACGAGATCTTCTCCCGACCCTGAGGGGTACGGGAACGGCCCACAGTGAGCCGTTCATCACCAACCGGAACACCGGTCGACTTCACCAAAGTGGCAACCCCCGACTGGGGATCTTTACCACGAGGAGCGAACGTATGATCGGTCGCTTGATCGTCTGTGAGGACGATCGGAGTCATCTGAGGCATTAAAGGTCTCCAATGGCGAATAACGCCACTTGACGTTATCATAAACGGAATTGTTTATGATGGCGAGGACAGTATGTTGCCGCATTTAAATTGGCAGAGCATACTCACCCCCATTTCACCTTCCGGTGAGTAACTGCGTAACCAATGCAGCTGCATTGAGAATACGCGGGGTGGAGAATGGATTCTCGTTTGCGTAGATTTTCGGCAAAGGAAAGCCGCCCATAGGGATACGGTTAAATCCATTTCTGGATACCGTATATTGTCCACGTTGCTGAACGATTGCACCTGGTGACCCATTATCGAATGAAGTCATCAAGTCATCTATTCGGCTGTTACGATAACCATTCACGAAGTGAAGGTCCGCAGTCGCAGTCAAAGCCTGAAAGGTATTTCCCAAAGGGATAAACCAATCAGCGACGAACGAAAACGGAACGAGCTCCCAAGCGATACTGATAGGGTTTAGCAACCCATCAGCATCGAGATCGGAAAGCCCTGAAGGTATGAAGTCACAAGTGACCCCAATACCCGATCTTCCCTTCAAAGTCCTAATGAAACTGTTGCCATCTCCTGAGGTCTCCTCAAGAGATCGACTATGCCTCACAGTGAACCTTAAAGGTTTAGCGAAGTCCTTCTGTAACTTCTGGTTAACGTAGTGTATGTCTTGAAGCATAGGCTTCCAGCCATACTGCCACTCCAACCATTTGTTTGGAATTGCTCGCTTGATGTTGCCAGGTGTTACACCGAGAACGGTAGCAGCACCTCTGATATCTCCCTTACGGAGCTTCAGAAGAGCCTTAACCGGAGGTATAGTCACCCCAGCAAGCATATCGAGTGTCTTCCCAGCCTCAAAGAGGCTAGCGCCTAACTGGGCCCTTGCGCCGTCTCGCTTTTCAGCGAGCTTCATAAGGAGCTCAGTATCAACGCGATTCACTTGATTACCCATGCGGGCATAGAATGAATCAGAGACACCCCACGCATACGGATCAGCTAACCTTCGCGACATGTAAAACGTATCAGTGACATCCATGTTAATGGTGCCATTGGACGCAATATCAAGTCGTCGCTGGATTAAAGGCTGCTCCTGCACAGTACCACTCCCTGCTGACCAGTTGGTCGGCTCTTTGTGATCATGTGTCCCATACGTTCCGCTCTGGACTTTCCATGAGGTACGGACCATCCCGATACTACTATCGTGATAAGGTCCTCCCCCATAGACACCATGAACCGAGTTCTCACGCGGTTCAATATTGGTCTTGTCCGGGACGTTGCGAATGAAATATGCCATAAGAAGATCTTTCTTCAATGGCCGGCAATGCCGACCTGTTGACGAAGTTAACGTGAGTTAACTAGCTGCGGTATTCCACCGCAGATTAATAGCTTTATCCTAACGGATGTGCTAACACGTCAACAGACCCGACCCCCTTACGGGGGTC